ATGTGATATTATCGTTATAGCAATATCCCACACAGTAATCATTTGACGGAGAATCTTGATGTGTGGGTATTACAAATGTCCATCCATCTGGTGTAGCAACGTGACGACTCCATGGGTTAGTTGACGTATCCCAGTTAGGTTTACCTAGAACTGCAGAGTTGATCGGATTCCTCAACTTATAGTATTGTGAGAGATCACTAGGTTTACCTCTACAATCAAACACATAATCTGCATCTACACTCTCTGGATTTACATCACCATTTTTAACGGTGAAATGTCCAGAGTTAAGAATTAATTCTTGCATCTCCCATGGACAGTAATGCATCGCCATTCTGTCTGCTGGAAACGGATGAAATACTTTATCGTTTACCTTTCCCCATCCTTCATATAAAATACCGCTCTTGAAGGTAGCATGTATTGGATTGTCATACCAATTAAACTTAGTTGCTGCCCAGAGCAAAGCAGGTGGGTCAACTAAAGTTGCTTGACCAACCCTCTCTGGTTTTACATTTGGATCGTATATTAATTCTACTTCAGCATCTTTGAGATGCCATGCTAAAAAGAGTGCTGTAAAACAACCACCATTACCGGCACCAACTACGGTAATCTTCATAATAATATTTTTTGATTATTTATTGGCATAAAAAAAGGACCCCGAAGGGTCCTTGATTAACTCTTGTGAGTATAGATCACATGAGATTCTTAACGGCAACGCGACGATAGTAGCGGTTAGAGTTGCCGGTGAGTGCGCCAGCACCCTGAGTGAGTCCTTCAGAGAATGGGTTGGCAACAAGACCGTAGCGGGTCTTAAAGCCAATCTTGGGCTGGAAGGAGTTCTCTCCAACAGCACGAACCATTTGCAGGGGAACGTATGGGCAGTAGAACAGACCTGCGTCGTAAGGAGAAGTACCCTTATAACCAACGACGTAATACTGATTACCGGAGTTGGTTGCAGCGTTAGCAGCAGTCAGGTTTGCAGCATATGGGTCGATGTAAACTCTATACTTACCTTGGAGAACACCAGCGAAGGTATTACCGGTGTCATCAACGGTCAGGTTAGCATTGAGTGCAGGGGTGTAATCGAGCACACCAGCCATGGTCAGTGCAGAAGCAACGTCTGCAGAGCACATGATGATGTTGCCCTTTCCGCGACGAGTTCTTTGTGCGATTGCGTTCGCATCTCTCTCGATTTGGAACAGGAGACCCTTGAACTTCTCAACAGACCAGCGTCCGTTAGAGTCGATATCCAGGTCGAATACACCAGCGGTAGCGGTGTTAGAAACAGCACCTTGCTCAGCAGTCTTATAGATGGTTCTGATGACTTCACGGTTGATCTCAGCCAAGATCTCAGTAGAGAGGATGTTGGCGAGTTCCGCTTCAGCGTTCAGACCATGGATTGCCTTAAGGTCCTGTGCCAGTTCCAAGGAGTACTCAGCTTTGAGTGCTCTGGACTTAGCGGTTACAGTGACCTTCTCGATGCTGAATGCCATCTGGTTGAAGGCATCGTTGCCGGTGCCATCCAGAGATTCAGCGTCGTCTGTACGCATACCCTGACCGACGTTGTA